GTGGACGAGCGAGGCCGCGGTGACGGCGTCGGCGGCGGTCGGCCTGATGACGTAGCCCTTAGGGACGCCGAGCTCCTCCAGCCCGCTGCACAGCAGGCCGGCCCCGCTCTTGCCGTCTACGCAGACTGAGCAGGCCCTCGACGCCCTGACCGCGAGCCACGCGACGAGCTGCGAGACCCCTTTGGACGTCGGCTCGCAGAACGGCAGCTCGACGTGGGGGCACCTTGGCCCCTCGGCGGCGACCGCGACCGAGACCGACGAGCCGTCGGAGCTGAACTTCACGCCGAACGCGACCTTGCCGAGCGGCATAGCTGCGGCGGCGCTGGGGTCTATCTCGGTCTCCTTCCACAGGTCCTCGCCGATGAGCGGCGGCTCGACCTGCTCCTGGGGCGGCAGCCAGTAGCCCAGGTACTCCTGCGCGATTCCCAGCGTGTCGCCCTTCATGCCGCGCACGCCGGTGCGCACGTCCTCTATCTCCACAAGGCCCTCGGCGAGCGACGGGTTGACCCCGTACCACCTGGACTCGTCCATCGGGTCCCCGACCTCGTCGGCCCCGTACTCTAGCCAACAGAGGTCGTCGTCCGGCGCGTCAGACCACGCCTCGGCCCTCAGCTCGACGAAGCGGTCCGCGGCGCTGCCGGCGCGGGTCGGCGTGCCGACGTATATGAGCTGGGAGTTCTTGTGCGGAGAGTGGGTCGTAGTGGGGTTCAGGGTCTGGGCCTGCGCCTTAGTAAGGAGCTGGGCCTCGTCGTATACGATCACGTCGAAGCTGTAGCCGAGCGAGGCGGACTCAGTGCGCGTGCTGAAGCACAGCACGCCGCCGTTGGTGAACTCGAAGCTCTCCTGGGCCGTCTTCGACTTCGCGTCCTTGACGCGTCGGTTTATGGCGCGCGGCGCGTCGGGGTCGCCGGCGCGCTTCCCGAGGATCTTGCGGAATCGCGCGAGCATCTCGCAGGTGGTCGAGTAGTTGTGGTCGGTCCACAGCACCGAGTAGCCCATGATGAGCACGAGGAAGGCGACCCATATGATCGCGTCGTGCGACTTCCCGGCCTGCCGCGGCACGCTCAGCCCGCAGCGCCTGTGAACCCATTTGCCGCGAGAGTCGATGCGCGACCAGTCCGCGAGCGGGGTCTTCTGCCACTCGCCCACCCCGTAGCCGATGAGCGCCGCGAAGTCCAGCACCTCGTCCAACATGTCGGCGTGCCCTCGCGGCGACTGCACGTGCCTACGGGGCGGGCATCTTCGCCGCGATCCGCTCGGCGATGGAGTCGAGGGCGCGTCCGACGCTGTCTCCGCCATCCCCGCCCTCCATCCTCTCAATCTCGTCCATGGTCGCGCGGTATTCCCGCGCGAGCCCGGCGACCGCCTGCGGCGGGGCGTCGTTCATGGCCGCGCGGAGAATCCCGCGCAGCTCGACGAGCCTCTCGGCCCTCGTCTGCGGCTCGGCCCCGCCAGGGGCTTCCGGTCCGCTTCTCTGGGCATCGTCCTCCGGAGGGCCGTCGGAGGCCCAGACGCGCTGCACCGTCGACTTGGAGCAGCCTATGCGGCGGGCGGTCTCCGTTACCCCTAGCTGCGGGAACATCCTCACGATGTCCCGGCGCTCCGAGGGGCTGAGCTTGCGGACCTTGCCCATCTCCGTTCGCCTCCGTCCCCTTTCCTCTGGGTAAGCTGGAACATCGGGTGAAAAAAGGCGCAATGCCCGAGGGCGCGCTTTTTGCCCCACGGGAGGGGTATGCCCCCTGGTCACCAGCTCCTGCTGGTCCTGCACCCGACGTCGCAGGGCCTTGGCCCCATTGCAGAGCGCATGTCGGCAATGCTCCTGTTGCCGCGCCGCTCGTTGCAGATGCGGTGCGCCGGCGCCACGTTGCCTCGGTCGATGGGCGAGCCGCCCCGCGACACTGGGACGATCTCGTCCACCTCGAAGCTCATGGGGTCGCCGGCGGGCAGCGAGTAGTCGATGGGCCTGCCGCAGATGTGGCACGGCAGGCACTGGGCCTTGAGCCACGCCCTCACCTCGCGGCGGGCGTGCCCGTTTGCGTAGCGGCTGGGCGTGCTCACCGGCACGGGCTCCCGTGGTTCTCGAAGCACCACTTCATGCCCTCGTACTTGGCCTCGCGCACCTGCTTGGCACAAGGCTTTGGCACAGCCCCGCCCTCGGGCCTGACCACCACGCCCAGGGCGCGGAGCATGGCCCGGCTCATCAGGGTGTCGTAGCGCAAGGCGATGGACTCGATGACGCGCAGAGGAAGCACGGCGCCCTCCCTTAAAGAGCAAGGCCCCGGGATGCCCCAGGGCCTTGCTTGGATTCTCTCGTGCGTTTCGCACAGGCTACGTTGTATCACGCCAATGCCCGGCATGTCCCGGCACAACCCGGCACGACACGGCATGACCCGGCACGATTTTCACGCGCCGCGCCTCTCGCGTTCCATGTCGGCGCGGATGAGGCCCTTGATATAGCCCTGCACGTTGCCGCGCGACTTGACCCATTCGTAGAGCCCCTCGTCGGCCGGGTAGAACTTGACCCCGACCTGCTTGACCTTGTCTCGGGCATACTTCGCGTTCGCCCTCTTCTGGGCGTCGGTGAGAGCCATCACTTCCTCCTTAGCTTCTTGGCGGCGAGTATGACGAGGTCGGCCACCGCGAAGGCGGCCAGCCATCCGAGCACGTCCTCTAGGAATTCCATGTCTCCTCCTGTTAGAATCTGTGGTGACAAGAGCGGGGCCGTGCCCCCGCTCCTGCCGCTACTCGGCTTCCTTGTCCCTCAGGTGCTTTGGTCGGTCCCTGGGCTTGGAAGCCTTTTCTTTCACCGTCTTGAAGATCTCCTTCACCGCCTCGACTATCAGGGCGACGATTACCTTCTCGGCTAGGTCTTCCGGCTTCGTCATCTTCATCACCTCCCTCCTAACAGTTATTAGTATACACGTGTACACATATATATGCAAGTGTACACGTGTATGTAATCACAAGAAAAAGCCCCTCCGGAACTACCCGAAGGGGCGCGACTTAAATGCCTAAGCAGCCAATAGCACCGATGAGCTGGCACGAGCCGAGCGCTTACCCCACCTGCGCCACGCCCAGCCCGTGGACCATTCCCCACATGCCGTAGGCGTCGCACATGTCCATGGCCTGCTCGGCCTTCTGGCGCGCCCACCTGTCGGTGACGCCGGCCTCGCGGCAGACCTCGGGCCACGTCGCGGCCGCGCAGAAGCGCCACCACATGACGTCGGCCGCGGCCCCGCCCATGAGGGCGTCGATGCCGCCCATGCCGGTCTGGCCGTCCCCGTAGATGACCGACGTCGCGCGGTCGATGAGGTCGTAGTCGGCCTCGCGCCTCGCCTCCACCCGGCGCTCGAAGTCGATGCGGGCCTCGGTACGCCTCATGCCGTTCACGTCCTTGCTGGAGCCGCGGCCCTGGGCGTCGTAGCCCTGGGCGCGGACGCCCTCGGACGCCTCCATCTCCGCGAGCCTGCGCGAGATCCTGTCCGCGTCGATGCTCGCCTCGCGCGCCGCCTCGAAGAACTCCCTCGCGTTGGCGTAGCCGCTCTCTGCCATCAAGAAGACCCCAATCAGCCGTCGTCTCACCCGCCTATACATTCTACCTGCGCGTATATGAATCGGGAGGCACTTATCGCCGGTTCACCCAAGCATCGCGGCCATCTACCTAACTTGCATAACTCTCTTAATCAATACACCGTAAATCGGACAATTAGGCGTTGTCCGCCGGGAACGTGGGCGGAAAGAGGGGCGGCGGGTCGCGCGACCAGCGGGAACGCTCCCCGGCCGATGCCTTTCCGGGAAGCCCTCCGTGGTCCTTCCGTGGTCCTCGCCGCCCACTCGCCAACGTTACCCGCCGAAGGACTCCGCGATGCCCCTGTCGCGCGCCGCCGTGGTGTGCCCGTAGATGCCGAGCGTGGTCTTCACGTCCGCGTGGCCGAGCCTCGCCTGGACGTCGACGATGGTGAAGCCGCGCTGAAGGGCGAGCGTGGCGTGAGTGTGCCGGAGCGCGTGGGGCGTGATCCTTCGCACGCCCGCCTCCAGGCACGCCGCCCGCAGGGC